GCTCCTTCTCGACGCGGGCGATTTCCTCCGGCGTCGCCTCCGAGACGCGATAGATCAGGGAGTGGATGGTGGAGGCGGGCGTGCCCTTGCGGGTCATCACCAGCGCAGCCTTGCCGGTGAAGGCTGCAAAGAGCACGCCGCCGGCGGCATCGCACTCACGCGCCATGGGATCGAGGCTCAGCGCCTCGATCGCCAGTGCGGTGATGGTGCTCTTTCCCGTACCGGCATAGCCGAACAGGCGGAATACCTGCTGATCGCCACGGCGATGCCTGTACCAGTCGACGATGGCGGCGATCGCGTCCGCCTGCTGGGGCGAGGGCGTGACGGTCATGCAGCGGCTCCGAACTGGACCTGGTAGTCCTTGACGACGCCGCCTCGGGAGGCGTCACCGACCTCGCACTCGCGGACGAACACGCGGCGGCCGTCGGCGAGCTGCCGCCAATGGCCGCGGCGGAGGTGCCACCTGGGCGAGGCGTGCGTCCCTCCGAGCCGGGCAGCCGCCGCCTTGACCTGGACTGGATCGATCTCGGCGATGCGATAGGTCCAGCCGCTCGCCACATTCCTGCCGGGCCCGCGGCGGCGGAGCGACGGCACCGCATGCGGCTGGAAGGCGCAGCGCATTGCGAGCAGGGCAAGCGCCCGCCCGACAACTCCGGCGAGGACTTCGGCGTAGACGGTTGCCTCGGCGTCGCTCGCCACGGCCGGGTGGACGAGGAACTGGTCTTCGCCGCCATGCCGGAAGCGTGCGAATGCCATGGCGTCGGTCCAGATGCCGCGCGCCGCGAGGTATTGGAAAAGGCACGCATCGACCTGGCCGTCGTCGGCTTCAGCATAGGCGACCACGCGGTCACCCGGCGCGTTGCTCTGCACGACCTCGAAGAAGACGGCCGCGTGGGGAAGGCCGAACGGGTCGCTCAGCAGCGCCTGAGACAGGCGGCCGAGCTCGTCGCTATCGAAGCTCACGTCGTCAGGGAAGAGGTAGACGGGCGCGGCCAGCATTCGGGGGAGAGTTGGCTTGCACCACACGCGGCTCGCATGCTGCACCATGTGCTGCTTCAGGCCGTAGGCAAGCGGGACTGCCCGCTGTCCACTTCGAACGGTCATGCGGCGATCTCCCAGCAGCGGGTGGCGTAGGGACAGAAGCGGCAGAGGTGGAAGTCAGGCGTCTGCGCGATGCGCGGCGGCAGTTCGCCCGCCCCAGCGGCGCGCAGGATGTCGACGGCATGGTCGGAGAGCCGCTGCGCTTCGGCGGCATCGAATGGGACGGCCTCGTGCCGCAGCGCGAGCGTGTCGCGGTTCAGCGCGGTGAGCAGCGCCACCTCAAGGCCGAGATAGGCCATGTAGAGTTGCACCTGCGCGAAGTAGATCGGCTTCGACAAGCGCAGACCGCGCCGGACCACGTCGGTCCACGACTTCTGGCCGAGGGCCTTGTGCTCGAAGAGCGCCGGCCATCGAATGCCAACATCGGGCCCCGCGACGATCACGCCGTCGGCATGGCCGCGCAGCTTTCCGCCTGCTGCGACGAAGCCGATCTGGCCGCCATCGGGTCCGCGGTCGCGCAGATCGAATCCGGCCTGCCGCAGCCAGCGGATGGAGAGCGCCTCGAACTGGTGGCCGGCGTCGAAGACGCGCAGGATGCCCGCGTCGAAGTCTCGATCCTTCGGCGTGTGGATGATCTCGTAGACAAGCTTTCGGGCGCAGGGTTCGCCCACGCGGCTGCCGCCGAGGTAGTCGCGCGGTGTCTGCTGGCCCCGACGCTGCAGGAGCGCTGCGTCGATGTGCGCGTTCACCATCGCGGTGACTGCCTCCGCATCGGTCGGCAGCACATCGCGACGCCCATAGACCGCACCGGAGCCATGGTTCAGGTCGAGCATCGCTGCACCTCAAAATGGAATCGGGTCGTCGAGCGGGTCGCGCTCGGCGGCCTGGCGCTGCATCGAGCCCTGGAAGCCGTCGATGCAGACCTCGATGATGCGGTCGATCTCCGCCGCGCTGCGGCCGTGGAACGGCGCCAGCAGGTTCAGCTCGGTGAGCACTTCAGCGAAGAAGCGCCGCGCTTCCTTGATCGCTTGCTGCTCCATCGGCGTCTTGTCGATCACGCCGCCGCTCCGCCGTGCCAGCGCACTACCGCTCTGCGCGCAGGCCATGCTGCAGAACTGGTAGTGCGGGAACTCGCCGAAGCGCAGGGCGTGGACATAGCCGTGCCCCTTCGCCTCACGGCTACAGAGCGCGCAGACCAGCCGCCGAACCTGATCGTCCGGCGTGCACCGTGGCAGCGCCGAGGCTGCCACGGGGACGGGCGGGGACGAACGCGGCCTGCTCCAGCGCCGGCGCACCATATGGGCATCAGCCGTTCAGCCAGGACGGGCCGCCCAGGGCAGGCGCCGGAGAGGACGGCGCGGCGGGCTGGGGCGCAGCCGGGGCGGGGCTGGTCGCGCCCGGGCTCTCCCACTGGCGGGGCGCGGGTGCAGCGGGCGTGGCGGAGCCGTCGGGCGCCCAAGCGGAGGCAGTCGGGGCGCCAGGCGCCCAAGCCGCCGGCGTGGCGGGAGCCGCAGGGCGGGCTGGCCGGTTGCTCGGCTGCGGCGGCAGCGCCTCGCCGGCCATGATGCGCGCATACTCGGGCTCGCCGGGCAGCACGACGCGGTCGAGCCGGTTGCTGTCGCTGTATCGTGGATCGGAGGCCGGCTCCACACGGATCTTGGCGGCGAACGTGATGCCGTGCAGGTCGGACAACCCGCGCAGCATGCGCTTCGCCTTCGCTGCCTCGCTCATGTCCTGCGGGTTCAGCCCCAGCGCGCTGTCGATCATGGCCCGGAACAGGCCCTTGGAGATCTTCCAGCCGATCGAGACGCCCTGCTCGTCGACCTTGCCGCCGATGACCGTGAAGGACTGCCAGAACTTCCGCTTGGTATGCGGGCCGACCAGCACGGTGAACTCGCAGTCCAACGACAGCACGTCGCTGCCGGGCGACTTGGACGGTTTCAGCAGTCCGCGGTCGGCCTCGCCGTGGCCGTCGGTGCCACCCTTGCGGATGTGCACGATCACCTTGGCATAGCTGCCATCGGGGATGATTTCGGAGCCGCGCGGCGGCTCGGCGTCGTTCATGTCGAAGGTCATGCGTCAGCTCCTGGGCGCGAGGTTGATCTTGCGAAGAAGGGCGGCGAGGTCGGGCGGCTCGGTCTCGTCCAACCGGCCCGAGCGGTCCTTCGCCGGCAGGCCGAAGCTGTTCGCTGTGCGACAGACGAGCCGTCGCTCGGTGCCGTGCTCCGGGTCATGCACCAGCGCGCCCTGCGCATCGCGCGAGAACAGCGCCATCGTGACCACCTGGTCGACAATGCCGGGCAGTTCGCGCCCCGCCTTGCCGCCTTCCATCTGCGGCTGCCAGGACAGCCGGCCGAGCTCGTCGGTCACGCGTTCCAGAATGCCGACCATGATCACGGTCTTTCCCGGGGCGTGCTGCAGATGCTTCAGCAGCCCGATCACCTCGCGCGCCATCAGCCCATAGGCGCCGCGCGTGTCCGGCTTGCCCGTGCGATCAGAGAAGGCCTCTGGTCGGGTCTTCGCCCAGGCCATCGCCTGGCGGGTCAGGTCGGTGATCGAGTCGAGGAAGACAATGCTCTTGTCGGCGAGCAGGCGGACCAGATCCGGATGGGCAGCCACCAGGTGCTGGTGGTGCGCGGCGGAGAAGTAGCCATTCGGAGCCGCGGCCGGGTTCACGCCCCCGATCAGACAGGCGAGGTCGATCGCGTCCTCGAAGCAGCGGATCGGGATGCTGTCGCCCGGCCAGTCCTGGACGGACTTCATGCCCGCCTCGAGGTCGACGCAGACGGTGCGCTGGTGAGGCAGCGTCTTGACCAGCGTGGTCTTGCCGACACCGCTCAGACCGAACAGCGCGATGGTCGTCTTGTTGGCGGTGGCCGACAGCCGCTCATCGGCGGTGATGATGCGCAGCGGCATCAGCAGATGCTCCCATGCGTGCCGGCGTGGGGGCTGTCGCGACGCGCCACCTCGCTCATCAGCGTGAGGCGGTAGCTGGGCTTGCCCGTGCGGACGGTGCGCGCTGGCTCAAAGGCGCTGCGGATGCGCTCGGCCCAGGCGGCGTAGGCGCGCTCCGACACCTTGAAGGTCAGCTCGACATACTCGCTCGGATCCTCGCCCCCGCCGCGGATCTGCTCGACGAGGGCCGCGAGACGGCGCTGGTCCCACTCCACCCGCTTGGGCAGTTCGACCGCGACCTCCACGGCTCCGTCCTGAAAGCGAACGATACCGGTGTCCTTG